GTGAGCGTCGTAGAGAGATTTAGGAACTAAAGCACCTAATTGAGTTTGAATAGCCGAAGTTAAACCTTTTACATAACTTAATTCGGTTAATGAGGGATAAGTAGCGACAGGAGCTGATACTATTTTCTTATCAGCGTCGGTTATTAGCATCTCTGAAGATGTTAAATAAGAACCAGTTATTGAGGTAGCAAAAGTTGGAGAGGTTGAGGGAGCTTTAGCATTAAAAGTAGTCCAGTCGGCAGCACTTAAAGCACCACGATTAGAAGCGGAAGCATTTGGGACATTTAATGTGATTACAGGGGTAGTTGTTCCATTAGCTACTGTTGAGCTTAAATCTGTTCCAGTAGTTCCTAGAGTTAGAGCAGCGACAGAGGTAACTGTGCCAGCACCAGCGTCAGAACTAACCAAAAGACGGTGAGTTGTTGGGTCGGCATAAAGCGTTACTGGGGTCGTTCCGTCCACATTACTAACACCTAATAAAGTTGTTACACGATTAGAATCTCTTTTTGCGTCCATATATTTAAAATTTAATTTGAGTCTATTAATAGCTTGCCGTCAGCATCGGCATAAATAGCCACTGGGGTTTCTCCGTCAGTTTCTGATACGCCCATTAAGACAGGAACTCTATTAGCATCTCTTGATGCGATGTCACTGGATAAATCGGACCCACTAGAGCCATCAGAAACTTCTAAGACGTGAGTAGTCGTGTCGGCTTGAATTACAATAGGAGTTTCACCGTCAACATTTGAAGTGCCGAGTAAAGTTGATATTCGGTTGCCGTCTTTTTTTGCCTCCATACTATTTTTTTAAATGTTTAACAGCTTGTTCTAAAGCCTTATATTTGTCATTAACCGCTCGCTCTTTATCGTTTAATTCACTCTCTCGTCTATCTTGAAATTCTTTGCGAGCTTTAATTCCTTCTATTTCCATTTTTATTTCACGATTTATAGTATCAAGCTCTAAATTCTTTTCATTTAATATTTTTAAAGTCTTTTTATGTGTGTTGTCAGCTTCCTTGATTATATTTTCTTGATTTTTACGCTTTTCTTCTAGTTCAGTAGCATAAGAAGTGATAACTTTTCTAAAATCTTCTAACTCTTGACGATATTTTGATAAATTTTTTAAAGCGTCATTAGAGTTTTTGACATACTTATTTATTTCAGCCTGTGTTTCGTCAATTTGTTCTTTAAGGAACGAGTCTTTTTGCTCTTTTAAAATAGAAAGCTCGGAACGAGCGACAGCCAGCTTTTGACCAACCGCCGCTAGTTCAGCTTTTTCATTAAACTCTTCTATTGGAATAACGAAATTAGACATTTTCTTTTAGTGAGTTGTTTAAGTGTTCAATCAGCTTGTCTTTGTTCTGCCTTGCATCAAACTTTATTCCTAAAGAGTTTAGCTTGGCGATAACATCGGCTTTTGTTTCGTAGCCATCAGTTCCGTCAACGATAGGTGTAGACTCTACCGCCTTAAGACCGGGAACATTGTCTTTTACGAACTTGTTAAGCTCTTTGACTTCTCTTTGTAGTCTTTCAACCTCGTTTTCCTCTCTTGGTCTTTCAACCTGATAAGTGTTGCCGAGGATTTTGTCTTTTAACTTTCTTTCCTCAGTTTCTCCGAAGATTTTTATTCCACTTCCACCGCTTTTGTCAGTAGGGTCGTAGATGTTTTTACCTCCGTCACCTCTTAAGAGGATTTTACGAGCCAGATGAGTAGCTAAATGATTAGCTAAGTCAAACGGCATATGCTGACTTTCACCAGCGGGAACACGAAACGGTTGTCCGTTATAAGCGTGTTCAAAATCTTGGTCGTCAATGTTGGTGAAGATAACGACCTTGCCCAAATTAGGGCTAACTTGTGTTGGATTTTCTCCTAACATATAGTTAATGTTTTACTTGATTATGGGCTTCACTTTTCCCATAATAGACGGCTAAATTGCCGTATCCTAGCCCCATAAAGGGCTAGAGACGATAATCTAGCGAATATTTACTCTAACTAAAGCTAATTTGTCAGCGGCCGCATTGGCTACTAAACAAATACCTAAAGGTTGAGCAGTTAATACGTTTTCAGTAATAACACTCTTAATAACCTGTCCTGTAGTATCATCGCCAGTTGTGAAACCAGCGCCGATAATAAGAACTTCACCAGCTAATACGTGTCCATCACCATTAGTAAGTAACCAACCGTAATCACCAGCAGCAAAAGCTACTTGAGCAATACCGACAGCACTTTGTAATGGGCTAGTAACCGCAGCCTTATCAACAATCGCCATTGAACGGATTGTAATGTCAGAGTCAGCGACTGCTAAAGCAGTGGCTAAAGCACTCTCTGGGTACAAGATTAAAGTATCAGCTGTATTGGTCTTAATCTTGAAAGTTTGACCAGCTCCTGTGCCATCATCAACGACACCGATAGAGTCAGCAAACTGTCCGACTGTCCAACCAGCAGAAGCCTTCGTTATATAAACGATACGACCTTGTCCGTCTGTTGAAGACGATACAGTGTCAACAGCGGTTACTGCGTCTGGCACAGCAACAGAACCAGCGGCTAAAGCAGAGTCAGCTTTAACATAAACCCACTCACGACCGTCAGGAGTCATTGCTCTTTCTCCTAATTTAAACGAAGGGGTTGTTGGCGTGTCTTGCACGGCCTGAAATGAAATGTCTTTCATATTTTTATTTTTCAGCCTATTAGGTCTTCCCTAATAAGCACTTCTGGGACATCGTCCCATTAGATTAATTAATTATTATCCTATTATACAATATACCAACCAAGTATTAGCGTCTGTATTTACAAAACGCATAATAGCTGATTTCCCTGTAGTAACAGCTACAGTCCCTTTCATAGTAACTCCAGAAGCTCCAGCTGTTAATGTAACAGTTTGACTTCCATAGTTATAATACCAACAATCAAAAGTAGTCCCCACAGCAACATCAGCGACACCAGCTGATATCTCGGCTCCTGTTGGAGTTGTTAATGTTCCAGCTCCAGTCTTTGAATTATGGGTATAAATACCTCCTAATAATTGAGCAATAGTAGCAGTTCCACTTTGTGCGTCTAATACAGTTGTTGCGGTTCCAAGAGTAGGAACTTTCTTTAAAGTAGCACCTAGATTAACTTGTCCTGTTAAATTATTAGTTCCAGAAGCAGAAATATCTTTATCGGTATTAACTCCGTTATATTTTACTCCTGGGATAAATTCTTCTAAGTTCATATTATTTTGCCCTCTCCGATAGGGGAGTTTTTAAGCTCCCCCTCAGGTCAAAGGTCTTTAGTGAATTAAACTAAGCTGTAAGTCCGCTCATTTGTCCTTGTAGACGTGGGTTTTCAGAAGTGAAGTTACCAAAGTACAAAAGGTGACCGACTTTAGCCAACTGGTCAACAGGTGACATAAAGATACGGAAGTTGAACCCTAAAGTAGACGGAACTCTGCCCGGTACTCCCATAGGAACGCCGTCAGAAGTCTTCTTAAAGTTTAGCTTTTCAACACCCTGAATTTTGCTCATATCAACTCCCTTAAATCCGAAGTAATTGGTATTAACCAAGAACATTTTACCAGATGGGCATTGTTCATCTTTAATAATCGGTGTGCCACGGAAAAATAGGGCATCAAAGCCCTGATTACCAGCTAAGGCATCACCTTTAGGAACGATACCGTAGTTGTCCATACGAGGATAACCACTCTGGGAATAACCAGCTCTTACAGTCGGAGTTAAAAGAGCTTCGTAAGCACTCCATAAAGTCTTAGTCGTAGCAATTACGCTAGGCTTATCAATTCCGATTTCTACTGAGTCATAAGCAGTTGCTAACTTGTTTAAAGTCAAAGCACCAGCAGAAGCTAAGTAGTAACCATCAAGAGTTGGATAAGTGGAACGAGATAAACCAGCATAGGTTGAATAATTTGTACTGTCATCTGCTGCGTTAGCAATTGAATCCCAAGAAGTACCTGTACCAGTTCCAGTATAAAGATTTTCAGCCATTAAATTACAAAGAGATTGAGCTTGAGAGTCAAACTCGGCTTCTAGTAAATTAACAACCTGTTCATCACCAGCGTTTAACACTTCCTCAATGTTAGCAACAACAACTGGCTTATAAGCACCTTTAACTTCAAAATTACCTTTAACACGGACATCTTGTCTATCAGTGTCTAATTGATCAGCAATACCGATATTACCGCCATTGGTAGAATCTTTAAACTTAAAGATATTATCATAGCGATAACCGCTCTTCCACGGCTTAGCGTTTCTTAACAACATCATTAATAATGGAGAGCCTTTAGTCACAGTATCAAAGACACGGGGTACTATATGCTCTCTTGTGGTCGTAGTGACCGCACTTGAAAATTGCATAGTTTTATTTTTCTAAACTCTGTAAATACTCAAGGGCTGATAAACCACCACGAGATTGTACTCCGGACCATTCAATACCGCTTTCCGCAGGTTTACCAGACGGCTTTCCAGCTACTGGTTCATCTTTTCTGGCAGCGATATTCTTCTGGACTATTTTCTCGGTATTCTTAGCGACCATATTCATCTCCTTCATATTCTGAAAGGCGAGTTTAAGGTCGGAGAATTGGTATTTATTAGCGTGCTGAAATAACTTAGCTTCATCAATTGTCGGACTTTCCTTTTTAATCTCCTCTAGTTGAGAAGTAATAAGTTTTTCCGCTTCTTGTTGTTGCTGTGTTTTGGTTTGTTGTTCCGAAATAATTTGATTAATCGCTTCTTCTTTAGCGACTTTTACTATCTCAGCATAACTTTCAGGCACCCAATCAGCTCCTCTTTCTTGAGGTTTAGGTTCGTTAGTTTTAGTTAGTTTGGAAAGTTCTTGCGACTTCCTGGTATAATCGGGCAAAAAGTTTTCCTTCCACTCTTTAGTAAGAGTTTCAGCATCTACTTTTCTTCCGTCAGGAAGTTCGTATAAATCTTTCACTGGTTCCGGTGTTTCCGCAACCTCTGGCGTTTCTGGTGTTTCAGGCGTTTCCTCAGTGCTTGGTTCTTCTTCAGAACTGCTCTCAGGAGTTTCTGGAGTTTCCTTAATTTCTTCTGGGACTACTCCACTAAGCTCTGACACACTAGATACGTCAATGTTTCCTTCAATCAACATACTTTTATTTTGACTGCCATTTGCTTAACTTGGTCATTAGACTGAAAAGCAACCGCTTGGTCTATTAAGTTGTTAGCCCCTAATCTTGGATTCCGCTAGACTAGGAGTCAAAAACCTAAACTTTATCTTTAATTGTTTTATCTTCTTTTATTATTGGCTCTGGTTTTTTACTATTTTCTCTTTTAGAGAGATTATCGGCTAAAGCTAATTCTGGATTTAGTTGTATTCCTGCCTGCTCCGCCAATTGTATTTGCCCGTCCAGCGGAAGGTCTTTAAAACTAATAGAAGCACTAGGCGGTTTCTTCTCAGACTCTTGCGGTGGCACTAATTGAGCCAGTTCTTCAGGACTAATACCAACTGCGACAGCTGGATTAAGTTGAAACTTAACAGCGTTCTGAGCGGTTTCGCTTGGATTGTCATAACCAGCAGTCTTAAAGTAATCAATCGGGGCAATAATTCCTTTCTGAACATCAGCTTGAGCTTGTTCCATTTTAAACTGTCTATCTTCTGGAAGAGTTTTGCCACTAATAACCTTAACTTCTACTCCGTCCTCAAAGTCATTACGTTGTAATTCAATAACCTTTAAAGCGTTATCTTCGCCCATTTCTTTAGCATAGTGAGTTTCAGTGTATTTAACCTTAGCTAAATGATACATCCAGTTAAACATTTCTTGACAGACATAATCTATTACTTGAACCAGCTCATTTAAGCGTAGATAAGATTGCTCTATTAAGGCAAGGCGACCGGCCTTAGTTTCTTGACCTTGTCTTTCCCCTCTAAAAGCCGAGGAAGCCGCCATTATATTATCTATCTCATTTCTGCTATCAATCATATCTTCCATTATAAAGCCAGGGAGTGAAGAACCTGTGTCAATCGCCACTCCACTAACTACTCCTTTACCCCAAATAAATCCAGCGGCTATATCTCGTCTTATCTTTTGAGCTCCTGCTTTAGAAGACACGACAGACGAGTCAACTTTAAGTAGCCCATTCATCATATCGGCGTTATCGTGGATTTGTTGCTTGCGTCTATCTACATTTTCCTGTAAAGAAGCAGATTCTTCAATAAACGAAGTGCGACCAATAGGAGAGTTTTCGTTATTTAAAATAGTAGCAAAGATGTAAGGCTTTCTAACGTAGTTAAAATGATTAAAGAAGTAGTTCTTAGTGTTTATACCACTTTCGTCCTCATCGCCCTCTGTTGCCCCTTCTGTGGTTTCAGGTTGGCGATTATACTGGTCTGAGTAAGCACCTTCAAGTGTACTCTTTCGTTTCTCTGGATTAGAAGCTAAAGTATTCTGCTCTTCTTCAGTTAAAATCATCCCGTCCCAATCCCAATAAGGATTACGGATATTTGAAAGGATTAAGTCGTTGTATTTACAAACAAGCCGGTTATCAATCCAACATTCTTTATAAACACATTTAGGATTGTTAATATAAGCGTCTTCTTCAGTCTTATATGAGAACTTCTCTAAAATCTCCGCTTTCTTAGACGAAAACCTGCCCAATAATGTAATTAAATCAGCTTCTACCTCTTCAATACAGTATTCACTTTCCTCCTCCTTAGTACACTTAGGCGATACTCTGATTTTACGAGGGTCAACTGATACAACGTCAAAATC